AACACGTCAAAAGCTTCGTCGCTGCGGGCGTTCAATCGCTTTTGTTTCCGCAATACCTTTGGGTTTCGGTTATCGACAGTCGAACGACCGTAATTTGCCAAGACTTGAACTTGAAGCGGTTCTTTTACGGCAAAGGGCCAATTCCGCCCGCCCATGTTCGTTGTCGTTCCCACATTACCCCGTTGAACGCCGACGCCCCGGTTAACGTTCCAACGGAAACCCTTTCGCGTTGGCTTGCAAGACAGCCGGAAACCGTGCAAAAGGATATTGTTGACCGTGTTGACGCGACGGGGAAGTTCCAACCGACCCCGCTAACCTTGGCGCAGTTTAAGACGAAGCTGCGTTTAATTCTGGCATAGCCCGAAACAGTGTTTCGGCAAACAACGAAGGAAGTTCCTAAAATGGCGTTAAAGCGCAAGATTACCAAAGACGAATTCGGCAAGCTTCCCGCCGACCTGAAAACCGAATATGTCGAAGACGGCGACGGTTACAAACTGGATTTGTCGGGCGACGACGGCGAAGACACGGGCGCATTGAAGCGGGCGAAAGACCGCGAAACGCAACTTCGTCGCGACGCCGAAAAGGCGTTGAAAGAAGCGCAAGAAAAGCTTGACGCTTTGGGAACCGACGACGCCCGCAAGAAAGGCGACATTGAAACGCTTGAAAAGAAATGGGCGAAAGACCTTGCCGACGCCAAAGCCGCAGGCGACGGCACGATTACGAAACAACGGGCGTTCATTGAAAAGTCGCTTGTCGGCAATACGGCGAAGTTGATTGCGAAAGAAATCAGCAAGTCGCCCGCGCTTATGGAACGTTACGTTCGCGACCGCCTGTCGGTCGATTTCGACGGCGACGAACCGACTTTGCGTATCCTTGACGCAACAGGCAAGGTTTCCGCGTTGGATATTGACGGTTTGAAGAAAGAAATCGTTGCCAACAAAGAATTCGGTGATATTGTCATTGTGTCGCAAGCTTCGGGCGGTGCCGCGAAGACGAAAACTAACGGCGGTGCCGGAAACCCCGACGGTCTTGCAAAGACCGACAAGCCCGCCGACCTTTCTTCAATGAACCCCCGCGATTTGGCGGCTGCGTTGAAGGAACGGCAAGCGGAAACGCAACAATCATAAGGAACCTAAATCATGGCCCTGTCGGACCTGAAAGTTTACAACGATTACGCCTATCTGTCTTTCACCGAAGTTCTGCGTCAACAAATCGACCTTTTCAACGGCGCGACCGGGGGCGTTATTACCCTGTCGTCGGCGGCAAATCAGGGCGATTTCAACGACGCAGCCTTTTTCGCCCGCGTGACGGGCGGCTTGGTTCGTCGGCGCAACGCTTACGGTTCGGGCGCTGTTGCCGAAAAAGTCTTGCGTCAACTGCAAGATACTTCGGTGAAAGTCGCTGCGGGAACCCCGCCCGTTCGGCTTGACCCCGGCCAATTCAACTGGATCAAAATGAACCCCGAAACCGCAGGCGCGGCCATGGGTCAACAGTTGGCGAAAGACACGCTTGCCGACATGTTGAACACCGCTTTGGGCGTCACCTATTCGGCGCTTGCCCAAGTTTCGGCGGTCGTGTTCGACGCGACGGCGGAAACCAACAAAAAGCCGTCTTGGGTCAACTTCAACAAAACGCAAGCTTTGTTCGGCGACCAATCGTCGGCAATTGCGGCTTGGTTGATGCATTCCGCGCCCATGCATTCGCTTTACGAAGCCAACTTGAACAACACCGAACGGTTGTTCACTTACGGCAACGTCAACGTCATGCGCGACCCCTTCGGCAAACTGTTGGTTATGACCGACAGCCCGCAGCTTGTCGTTGCCGGGTCGCCGACCATGTATCCCGTTCTTGGCCTTGTGTCGGGCGCGGTTTCGGTCGAACAAAACGGCGACTTCGACGCGAACGAAGAAACGAAGAACGGCGACGAAAACATTGTTCGGACCTATCAAGCCGAATGGTCTTACAATATCGGCGTCAAAGGCTTCGCTTGGGACAAGACCAACGGCGGCAAATCGCCGACCGACGCGGCCCTTTTCACGGCGACGAATTGGGACAAATACGCGACCGACAACAAAGACGTTGCGGGCGTCGTTTGCCTTACCGAACTGGCCTAAGTTCGGCAATGACCGGGGCGCAACGTCGCGCCCCGGTTCAACACATTCAAGCGAAAGTCGCCAACCATGAAACCCGCGCTTATCCTTTACTTCGTTGACGGCCCCGCGCCTTCGCCCCAAGACTTTGTTGAAGCTTCGAATATGTCGGCGAAGGTCGTTTTCCGCAACGCCCGCGCCGTTCCTTCGGAACCGCATTGCCTTGAAATCTGCGACGGTGTTGCGGGCGTCGTTCCGCCGATTTATGCGGCGAAATATCCGACCGCCGAAACGGCAATCAAGGCGCAACGCGACGCCCTTGCAGCCCTTGCGGCCAAGGTCGGCGACCGCCCTGCCCCGACCAAGCCCAAAACGACCGCAGCCAAGCCCGCAGCGCCCGCAGCGCCCGCGCCTGCGCCTGCGCCTGCGCCTGCGGCCCCAACGCCTGCGGCCATGACTGCCCCCGCCCCGGCTGCGCCTGCGGCCCCTGCGCCCGCGCCCAACGCCCCGGCATGGCAACCGAACGGCGGTTGAACCGACCCCCAAGCCCTGCCCCGTAATTGTGGGCAGGGGAAACCCGAACGAAAGTCGAAACCATGACCCGGAAAATCCTTTACTTTACCGCAGGGCCAATCCCGACCGAACTTGAACTTGAAGCAATCGACGCAATCAAAGCCGCAATCGAAGTCAAGTTTGAACTTGGCGTTCGGAATGCCCTTGCGTCGAACGCTTACGGCGCGGGCGTCGAAGCTGCGGATTACGTCGCAGGTTCCAACCCGTCGGGAACTTACCCCGATTACGTTGCGTCGGTCGCAGCGACGGGAACGTTGACCGTTGTTACGAACCCCGCAGCCGACGAAACGATTGCCGTTGCGGGAACGACCTTCACCTTCAAGGCTTCGGGCGCGACGGGCGACCAAATCAACATTGGGGCGAACGTCAACGCGACCGCAACGGCGATTGCCGCAGCCGTCAACGCTTTGGCGTTGGTCAATGCCGCAGCCGTTGGCGCGGTCGTTACCGTTACCGCAGCGACGGCGGGAACCGCAGGGAATGCCCTTGGCTTGACCGCCAACGGCGCGAAAGTGACACGTTCGGCGGCGACCTTGACGGGCGGCGCAGCCGCGACGGGTTATGTCGAATTCGACCCCGAAAACCCGCCTGTTGTGTAAAGGGGAAAGTCAATGCCGATTACGATTATCGTTGAAGACGGTTCCGAAGTTACCGACGCGAATTCGTTTGTGTCGGTGCAAGACGTTCGCGACTTCGCCGAACTTCGCGGCATTGACTTGACCGCAACCGACGACGACGGCGTTGCCGCTTGGATTATCAACGCGGGCGACTACATTGCCGCCGAAGAACCAAAGTTTCAAGGCGACCGCGTTACCGAAACGCAATCGCTTTGTTTCCCCCGCGTTGGCGTGAAAATCAACGGCTTCGACGTTGCGTCGAACGCCATTCCGAAGCATTTGACTTCGGCGCAATGTCAACTTGTCATTGTGCAAAGCCGGGGTTTGTCGCTGTTGCCCGACGTGATTGCGACCGATTATATTATCAAGGAAAAGACCGACGTTCTTGAAACGACTTACGCCGACCCGCTTGCCATTGGGTTGAAGCCCACATTTGGCGCGGTTGAAGCGTTGCTTGCGCCGTTGTATGGACTGTCGCCGACTTCGGGCTTCGGTCTTCGAACGCAGCGGGTTTAGCATGGGCGAATATGACCGCCAAATTGCAAGCGCCAAGCGTCAAATCGCGAAGAAGGGTCAAGCCGTTGTTTGGTGGCAAATCCCCGACGGCGTTGCCGCCGACCCGCTTTTGCCGAACCGCAAAACGAACGGTTCGCCCGTGCAATTCCCCGCAACGATTGTCTTCTTTCCGTTGACCGCCGAAAAATACAAAAGCCTTACACGTCGCCCCGAAACCGAATTGATTACGGGCGCAGTTTACGGGCTTATGGGCGCGGTCGGGTTTGTGCCGAACTTGAAAGACTATATCGAACGGGGCGACGGGTTGCGTTATCAGATTGACGCAATGAACGTCTTGGCCCCGAACGGTCAACCGATACTTTACACAATCGTTTTCAAAGCGGGGGTTCAATTCTAAAATGCCGCTTTTGTTTACCGAAGCCCGCGACGAAGTTGTAAAGGCGTTCGAAACCGCTTGGCAAGCCAACGCGGCTGCAATTGTGGGTTTTACGCCCGAAGTTCGATACAAGGATATTCAAACCCGCGCCCCCGAACCGACGGGCGCTTATTGGGTTCGGGTTTCGCTGCAATCGGTTGACGAAGTTCGAACGGGCGTGTCGTCATGCCCCGACGAAAACGACCAAGAACAAAAGCGTTACACTGTTTCGGGGCTTGTCTTCGTTCAATTGTTCGGCCCTGTCAACGACGACGAAGCGCAATTGAACCTTGAATTGTTGGCAGTTATTGCCCGCAATGCCTTTCGGGGCAAAAGGCGACCGGGCGGGTTGTTCTTTCAGAACGCCCGAATTAACGACCTTACGCCCGAAGACACGAAAATTCGGTTCAACGTTGTTGCCGAATACCAATACGACGAAATCGGCTAAATAGGGGGTTCCCATGCCTTGCGAAGTGAATAAACGGAATAGCAACGACGTAACCGCTTGGTTCGCCGAAGAAGAATGCTTGAAACAGCTTGCCGCGAATGCCCAATGGTTCGGCATTGAAGCGAATTCTTACCCCGATTTCGGGTCGGAAACCGCCCGAACCCGTCGGTCGTTCATTTCGCCGTCGCGTCAAAAGCGCAAGTCGCGGATTACGGGCGTCGAAGCAATGGGCGGGTTTATGGTCGATTACACCAAATCGAACGTCAACCGTATCGCGCAAGGCTTCTTCTTCGCCGACGCCCGCGAAATCGCGACGACTGCCCCGCTTTCGGCGCAGCTTGACCGCGTGATTGCGGCTGTTGCGACGGGTTCGACTTACGACATTGCGTCGGCTGCGCCTTTCGCTGCGGGTCATTTGGTGTTGTCTTCGGGCTTCGTCAACGTCGCAAACAACGGCGTCAAGCTTGTGTCGGCGGTCGGCGAAACGGGCGACCCCTATTTGACGACCGACGTTGCGGTTTTCATTGCGCTTGATCGGTCAACCGACATGGGCGTTGACATGGGCGCGGGAACGACCCGGTTGCAAAAGGCGCAAGCCGACCTTGGCGAAGTTATCGACGCCATTGAAGCCCGCGCAAACGTTCTTGGCGTTCGGGTTGACTTGGTTCTTTGCCTTTGGGGGAACGCGGCTGCGGTTACGGTTTACGCCGACGCCGACGCTTCGGATTACATCGCGGCCAAAGCGGCAATCAACGCAATCACGGCTTCGGGCGTCGCGAACTTTCATACGCCGTTGAATGCCGCGACAACCTATTTCGGCACGACCAACCCGAACCCCGGCGACGGTTCGCGGAAAGACTTTGTGTTTTTCGTGACGCAGGGAACGCCCGAAGGCGCAACCTTGACGACCGCGACGACCAACAACGCCGACTTGATCGGTCGGGCCGGGGTTTTCGCGGGCGAAGCTGCGGTTGAAATTTATGGCGTCAACGTTGACAACGCAACGATTACTTCGACGCTTGCAATCGACAACACCGACGGCGACAGCGTTCCGAACCAAACGGCAAGCCTTTCGACCTTCATTATCCGCAACACGCTTCGGGGCGGCTTGCAGGAAGTCGCGGGCGCAACTGCGGTTCAATTGACCGTTTCGCCTGCGGTCGTTGACGAAGGTTACAGCGTCGCCGACCCCTATGCGTTGGAACTGCAAACCGTTGGTTATCAGTTCGCTTCGGGCGACATTTCGCTTGCAGTTACCGGGGAAATTCCGGCGCTGATTTCGACCGTTGCCGACTTCACGACTTACGCCAACCTTATCCCCGGCGCTTGGGTCTTTATCGGCGGCGACGACGTTGCAACCCGCTTCGCAAATAACGTCGGTTACGCCCGTATCGGTTCGGTTTCGGCGAACGCCCTTGTGTTTGACGAAGCGACCTTTGCAGCCGTCACCGAAGCGGGAACGGGCAAAACCCTGCGGTTGTTTGTGGGAACCATTCTGCGGAATGAAAGCGCCGTGTCGCTTATCAAGTCGCGGTCGTATCAGTTGGAACGTTACCTTGGCGAAGACGCCGACGGCAACGACAACGCCGAATATCTTATTGGCGCGGTTCCCAACGAAATGAAGTTGACGTTGCCGCTTGAAGACAAATACACGCTTGATTTCGGCTTTGTTGCCAGCGACACCGAATACCGCGACGGAATGACCGAAGACCAACAAATCAAGACCGGGCTGCGGTTCGCTGCGCCCGACGAAGACGCTTTCAATTCGGCGACCGACATTTACCGCCAACGCCTTTCAATCAACGACCCGACCAAAGCGAACAAGTTGCCTTTGTTCGGGTTCGTTACCGAAGGCGAAATTTCGGTTGCCAACGGCGCGACGGCGAACAAGGGTCAAGGCGTCTTGGGCGCGTTTTCCTATCAGTTCGGCGACTTCGAAGTTTCGGGAACGTTGACCGCCTATTTTACGACGGTCGCAAGTCTTCGGGCCATTCGGTCGAATGCCGACAATATGAACTTCGGCTTCAACACGATTTTGGCCTTCGACAACGCGGGCGCAATCTTCGACATTCCGTCGCTTGCGGTTGACGGTTCGAAACTGTCGATTGAAAAAGACGCGGCGATTATGTTGCCCGTCAAACTGGACGCCAACCAAACGGCAACGAACGGTTACACCCTTCTTTATCAGTCGTTCGCCTATCTTCCCGACTTGGCAATGCCCCGATAAGGCGCTAGGGTTTAAGGGCGGGGCTTCGGTTCCGCCCTTCTTCAATCCAGCCAAGGAAAACCCACAATGTCACTTTTCGCCCAATTCGAAACAAGCGCCGAAAAAGAAATTGAAGGCGTCGAAATCACTTACGGCCCGAACGAAGACGGTTCAATTCCGACGTTCATTTTGTCGCGCATGGGCCAAGCGAACAAAGCTTACACCAAAGCGTTGAACGCTGCGACGAAGCCTTACGCCCGTCAAATCAAGTTGGGAACGCTTGCCGACGAAACAAGCGACGACCTGTTTATTCGGGTCTTCGTCAAAACCGTTCTTCGCGGCTGGAAAAACGTTTACAGTAAAGACGGAACGCTTTTGCCCTATTCTTCGGCGAACGCAATTGCGCTGTTGAAGGCGCTTCCCGACCTTTACGACGACCTTTCGGAAAAAGCCCAATCGGCGGCGCTTTTCCGCGAAGAAACGAACGAAGACGACGCAAAAAACTAATCGAAGTTTTGGCGTATTTAATCGAACAAGGGCCAACAGAACAAACGTTACTTAAACAAGCCCTTCGACTTGGCGAACCGATACCCGATAAAATCGCCAATGCGCCCGAACTTCGACTTGGTTTACAACTGTTTATCGACGCCTTCTTTGACCTAGACAGCGAACGAACGCATGGGGATAATTTGGCGTTGATACCTTGGCGAAGCATTCGGGAATATGCTTTGGCCTTTGACTTTGACGAAGAACAAACCGCCGATTTGTTTTACTTTGTGCGGAAAATGGATAGCGACCATTTGAAGCGATTGGCGGCGAAAAGGAAGGCGAATGTCGGGAAACCTGCTAGACCTAGCAAAGCGACTTGAAGCAAGGGCCGAAACCCTTGACGAAGACGCTTCCCGAATTGCGGTCGAAGTTGCAACGGCGGTCGTTACCGACTTGATACAGGTAACGCCCGTCGATACTTCCCGCGCTTTGTCGAACTGGATTGTCACGCTAGGGGCGTTCAACAATTACAGCATTTTCGCTTATTACCCCGGCGTTTTCGGTTCAACGCGGGGTTCGTCGGCTGCGGCTGCAATTGCCGAAGCGGTTAGGGTTTTGGCGACCAAGAAACCGGGCGTTCCGATTTGGATTACGAATAACCTTCGTTATATCCGACCGTTGAACGAAGGTCATTCGAAACAAGAACCTGCGGGTTTTGTTGAACGGGCGGCCCTAAAGGGTCGGAATATCGCCAAAGCGGCGAAACTGCGGGGTTAATATGTCAGACGAAAAGATTGCAATTGAAATTACCGACAACGTTGCCGGGTCAATTCAAACGAAAATTCGGGGCATTGCCGACGAAAGCCGTTCGGCATTTACCGCAGTCGAAAAGCTGAAAGCCGCGCTTGCCAGCGTGTCGGCGTCGTCGGGAACGGCGAAGCTTCAAACCGAATTGAACAAGACGCGAACCGCTTCAACGCAGCTTGAAGCCGCCGTTGCAAAGACGGCGCAGGCGCAGGCGGTCGCAGCGACCGCAGCCCAACGCCTAGCGACCGAACAACAGAACACGGCAACGGCTGCGGCTAAGGCGGCTGCGGCGCAGGCTGCGGTTACTGCGGCCCTATCCAACGCGGCTGCGGCCCAAGACAGGGCTGCGGGCGCGGCCATGCGCCTGCAAGCGGCCCAAGACCGACAGGCGGCTTCGGCTGCGAAACAGGCTGCGGCGTCGGCGGCTGCGGGAACCGCCGAACAACAACACGCGGCCATGTTGGAACAACTGCGAATGAAATATAACCCGTTGTTCGCGGCGTCGAAGCAATACGAAACGGCCCTTCGCGATATTGCAGCCGCCGAAACGTTGGGGGCAATTAGCGCCCGCGAAGCGACCGCAGCACGGGAACGGGCGGCGCAGGCAATGGCCCCAATGCCGGGGATTGTGGGCAAGTATGGCGCTGCGGTCAATTCGTCTTCGGGCTATACGGCAAACTTGGCGTCGCAGTTTAACGACATTGGCGTAATGCTTGCAGCGGGGCAAAACCCGTTGCAATTGGCGTTGCAGCAAGGAACGCAGATTTCGCAAGTGTTGAACCAAATTGCAGGTTCCGCAGGCGGGGGCGCGGTCGGCGCTTTGAAAGCTTTGGGCGCGGGTTTCCTGTCAATGATTAACCCGATTTCGATTGCAACGATTGCGATTATTGCTTTCGGCGCAATGTTCTTTCAATGGCTTATGAAGCTTATTCCCGAAACGGTTACGCTTAAAGACCGAATGGACAACCTTTCAAAATCGGTCGCCGATTATACGCATTTCGCGGAAATTGCAGGCATGACGACCGCCGAATTGCAAAAGAAGTTCGGAACGGTCGGCGTTGAAATTCAAAAGGCGTCGAAGCTGTTGCAAGACTTCACGCAACAACAGGCGATTGCCGATATGTCGGCGGCGCTTAAAACGCTTTCCGAAGAATTCGGCGGCTTTTCCAAGCAAATCGTCGGTGTTTCGCGAAGCGGCGGAATGGGAATGTCGGCTTACCAACAAACGGTTTGGAACCTTCGAACCGAATTCGAATTGACCAAGACGCAAGCCGAAGCTTTGACGCAATCGCTTGCCAATATGTCGAACGCGGCGACCCCACAAGCTGCGGTTCAAGCAAGCGCCGACTTCGCGCAACAGCTTGTCAACATTTACGGAACGACCCAACAAATCCCGCCCGAACTGTTGAAAATGGCAATTGCCGCGCAAAAGGTCGCCGAAAGCGGGGGCGGTATTGTCGCGACGCAACAGGCGCAATTGCAAGCGGTTCTTGCGACGGCTGCGGCGCAAGCGGGCGCATGGGCCAAAGATGCAATCGAACGGTTGAAAGCCCGCGTTGACGCGAACGCCCTGATTAAGTCTTATCAGGATCAAGCGGCAATGGTTCTTTTGGTCGCGCAATATGGCGAAAATTCGGTTCAAGTGACGAAAGCCCGTCAAGCCGCCGAAATGGCGGTTCTTGCCGAACAAGTCAAAGGCTTGAATGTAACCCAAGACGTGAAACAGGCAATTCTTGACGCTGCGGGCGCGACCGACGCGACCATTAACGCAACGAACGCTTGGGCCGGGGCAATGGCGAACGTTGCGAACCAAGTTCGCGGCATTCTGTCGGCATTGGCGAACCTGTCGGGAACGGTTATTGCGAACGCTTCGCGCCAAGTCGAAATTGACGCATTGAAGGCGGGGAAGTCGGTTGCCGACGCAAGGCTTGCCGGGGCGCGTGACGAAATCGAACGCGAAACGACAATGCGGGTCGCAGGGGCGCAAAATATCTTTGAAAAGGGGCTTGCCTATCTGCAACGCGGCGCAGAAATGCGGGCGCTTGACCAACAAACGGAATTGACCGAACTGCAAACCGTTGCCGCAGCCCGCGACCGTGCCGCAGCGGGTTCGGGCGGTTCAAGGGCTTCGACGGCTGCAACGGCTGCGGAAAAAGAAGCGAAGAAGGAATTGAACGAACAATTGAAGCGCGAACAAGATTTACTTGACGCGACTTTTGGCAAGCGCGAAGAATTCATTAAACAGGTTCAAACCCTGTCGGCGCTTATGCATGACCCTTCGAAAGGGTTCGGTCAAAACGAAGCTTTGTCGGCATTGGCGCAAACTGAAATCAGCGCATATCTTGACCATTTGCCGGAAATGTTGAACGCCCGCGTCGCCGAATTCGGGGCGATGTATGAACAAATTGATTTGCTTCGGCAAAACGATTTGATTAGCGAACAATCGGCGAAGGCTGCAAAAATCGCGATTTGGGCCGACGAACAAAAAGCCAAGACGCAAATCTTTTCGAACTTCTTCGGCGGTATCGCGCAACTGTCGTCTTCGAAGAACAAAGAATTGGCCCGTATCGGCAAAGCCGCAGCAATCACGCAAACGATTATCAACACTTATCAGGGCGCGACGGCGGCTTATGCGTCAATGGCTGCAATTCCCGTTGTTGGCCCCGCGCTTGGCATTGCTGCGGCTGCGGCTGCGGTTGCAGGGGGCTTGGCGAACGTCGCGGCCATTCGGGCGCAAGGTTCCGAAGGCTATATGTCGGGCGGTTATACGGGCAACGGGGCGCGACACGAAATCGCGGGTTCGGTTCATGGTCGCGAATACGTTATGGACGCGGCGACGACTTCCCGAATTGGCGTCGCTGATTTGAACGCCCTTCGGTCGGGCGCTGCAACGGTTCAACGCGACGCCCCGAACGCGGGTCAAGCTGCGGCTGCGCCGTCGGCGACCGCAAGCGGCGCAACGTTGAACGCCCGAATTATCAACATGATTGACCCCGCAATGGTCGGCGATTACTTGGCGACGCCCGAAGGCGAACAAGTAATTGTCAACGTCATGCATCGCAACGCCGACACATTTAAGGCTTTCCAAAATGGTTAAGTTGACCGTCGCGCCTTACGGCGACCTTGCCTTTCTGCCCTTTCAACCTGCGGTTCCCTTTACCGAACGTTTGTCGTATTTGACCGACGTTGTTGAAGCCCATAACGGGCAAGAAAGTCGCACGGGGCGGCGAACCAAACCGCGCCAAGAAATCCGTTACAAATATCCCGCCAACCTTGAAGAAATGCCGCAGGCTTACAACGTCGCTTCGGGGGCGCTTCGGCAAAAATGGGCGGTTCCGATTTGGGCCGAAGTTCAATACGTCGGCACGGTATCAGGAACGACCGTCGCTTGTAACGTCGGCTTGTCGAAGTTCGAAGTCGGCAAGCCTGTCTTGGTTTACGTCAACAACGCGACCTTCGCGACGGGCTTGGTTGTGGGCATTGGTTCGGCGTCCATAACCCTTGACACGCCCCTTCCCCGGCTGCGGGGCGCGTTCCTTATGCCCGTTCGGGTCGCTTGGTTGGTCGGCACGGTCGAACGCCCGACGACGGGCTTTAACGGCATGGCGTCGGCGGCTTTCGAAGTGATTGACCCGCCCCAAATCGAAACGGAATATATCGGGTTGCAGCTTTCAATTGACAGTTCGGTTTCAATGTCTTTGACGACGCTTGACGGCCCGACCCGTCTTGAAGCCGTCAAAACGCAACTGTTGTCGATTTTGACCAAGCTGCAAACATTCGTTGAAGAACGCGGAATTCGGCTTGACTTGTCAATTGCCGGGTTTCACGACGGCGGGTCGCAACCGTATTATTTTTCGAATGCGATTGTTGACTTTACCGCAGCCCGCGCTTTCGTTTCGGCCCTGTTGATTGCTTCGGGCGACGCCTTGCTTGAACAATGCGCCGACAATGCCCGACAGTTCTTCGAAGTTGACAGCCCGAACAACGGCAACCGAAACGACGTTGTTATTGTTGTAACCGACGGCAACGTTTCGGATAACGAAGCGGTCGTTTCTTCGGCTGCGGATATGATCGGGCGAACGGGCGCTTACGCTGCGCCGAAAGACCTTGATATTCGCGTGTTGCAGCTTTTGAACGACCTTCCCCCGCCCCCTGAATTGGTGTTGAATTGGGATAACCCGCAAAGCCGGGGCGGCGACGATTGGTCGAACTTTTCGGCGCTTGGCGCAGCTTCGGGCGAAACTTACGGTTCGTTTGCAAATGCTTACCTTGTCGGAACGACAGGTTCGGGCCGAACCGAACAAAATACGCCTGTCGCCGTAACGAATGGTTTGGCTTATACGGTAACGGGTTGGTTCAAAGAAGCAAGCGGTTCGACTGCAAACCTTGCGCTTCGCGACCCAACTGCGGGCGTCTTGTCGGTCATTAGCGGCCCGCTTTCGGCCCCTGTTGCGGGCGTTCAAAGTTGCGGCCCGATTACAAACATTCAAACCGTTGACTTGGGCGGGGGCGTTTGGAAATGGTCGTTTGATATTGAACCCGCAGGCGCGGGAAACATTCGGGCGGGCGGGGGCAATACGGTTTCGGGTCAAACGATTGTCGTTTTTGCCGTTAGCGTCAAAGCGAAGATTAGCGGCAACGATTACACGGCGCGGCTTGAAGACTTCGATAACACCGACGACGACGCAGTTCCGAACGCGACAAGTTACGGGGCAGATTTTCAAACGGTTTTCGACGCCATGTTTGAAAACTATTTCGGTCGGTATTATAACGGCTTGCCGTTTGTTTCCGACGCTTCGGAATTGAACGGGGGTTCGGTCAATAAAGCCTTCGAACGCAGCCAAGACCGAATTGACTTCGACCTTGGCGTTATCACCAATCGAACGACATGGGAAGCGACCCGCGAAACGCTTGACTTCAAAGGTTCCGCCGAAGGGTTGGCGGAAATCAAAGCGGCGAAACAGTTCTTCGCAAAGCGGGTCGGCAAGCTGAATTCGTTTTATATGCCCACATTCGAACACAACATTCGGTTGTTGACGACGGGTCTTATTACCGGGTCGGTCGCAATCGAAAACGACGATTTTTTGAATTGGTCTTCGGCCCAACATATCGGCTTTGAAGACCTGTCGGGCAATTGGCATTTGACGGAAATTATCGGCGCGGTTCAAACGACCGACGATATTACGACGTTAACGCTTTCCCCGCCCGTGTCGGTCGAAGCTTCCCAATTGGCGCGGGCGTCGTTCTTGACCGTTAATCGGCTTGACACCGACGCCCTTGAACTGTCATTTGTTGGCAACAGTTGCGCCAACTATACCCTTCGAATGACGCAGGTTCCCGAATGACAATCGCGAAAGACCTTTACCGTTTTATTGAAGGCGATAGCGCCTTTATTTACACGGTTACAAGCGCCGACGACCCCGAAGATTACGACGCGGGCGACGGCGTTGAAACGTATGAAAGCGTCGCAATTGGTCGTGACGACGTGCAAAGCAAGGCGGAACTGTCGAAAGACAAGTTGACCGTTTCGCTTGCAATCGACAACCCCGTTGGTTTCAAATGGTTTACGTCGTCGCTTGATTTCCCGTTGACTTTGACCATTTTTAGCAAGGAAGGCGACGACGTTGAAGTTGAATGGAAAGGGCGCTTGGCAAACGTATCGCCGAACAAGAAAACCTTTGACTTCGGCTTTGAAAGTATTTTCACGTCGCTGCGTCGCCCCGGTCTTCGGCAACGCTATCAAATCACTTGCCCCGCGCTTCTTTACGGGCAAGGCTGCAACCTTGACAAAGAAGACTTCGCGCATTCGGGCGCAATAACCGCAGTCGCCGACAACGTTGTAACGTTTCCGGCTGCGGCTGGATTTGCCGACGGTTACTTTACCGGGGGCATTTTCGAAGACAACGCGGGGAACCTGCGGTTTATCACCAACCAAACGGGCGCGACGTTGACCCTTATTCGGTCAATGACCCCGCTTATCGACTACATTGACGCGAACGGTTACAGCGGGTTGACCGGGCGCATTTTCCCCGGCTGCGACCGCGCCGTTACGACCTGCAACAGCAAGTTCGGGAACCTGTTGAACAATCGTTCGTTCCCGTTCATTCCGCAACTTAACCCGTTTAACGGGTCGATTGTCTAAGGGGGGTTTCAATGTTTTGGTTCGCTATCTTATTCGTTGCAGCCTTCGCAATCGCTTACGCGACAATGCCGAAGTATGACAACAACGCCAAAGTCGGAACCTTTGAAGCGCCGACCGCCGAAGTTGGGCGACTTATGCCCGTGTTGTTTGGAACCCGCGACACGGCTGCGTCAAATGTCGTTTGGTATGGCGACATTGTAACCGAAGCGGTCAAAGCATGACGGGCGACGGCAAAATTCGAATGGCCCATATTCGCGGGGCGCAAATGTGTTCGTCGGGGGTTCGCGATTGGGCGAAGCTTCATAATATCGACTTTAACGACTTCCTTAAAAACGGAATTGACGTTGAAGTTGTCAGAAATACGGGCGACGCTTTGGCGCTTCAAGTCGTGAAGGTTTACGAAAATGGCGTCAAGTAAAAAGCAAACAATCGGTTACAAGTATTACGCGGGAATTCATATGGCCCTTTGTCATGGGCCAATTGACAAACTTCTTCGCGTCGCTGTTGACGATAAGGAAATATGGTCGGGCGAAGCGTCGGGTCATTCGTCAATTTATGTCAACTTGCCCGACCTATTCGGCGGCGAAACCAAACAAGGCGGAATTGCCGGAACGTTTGACTTCGAACCGGGCGACGCTTCGCAGGTTCAAAACGATTACCTTGTGTCGCGGCTTGGGTCGGTCATTCCAGCGTTTCGCGGTGTTGTGGGCATTGTTCTTCGGCGAATGTATCTGTCAATGAACCCATATTTGAAGGTTTGGAAATTCCGCCTTCAACGTGTTCATATCCGCAACGACGGGGAACCGCAATGGTATGACGCGAAAGCCGGGGTTGTGCGAACGGTCGGTTCGACTTCGATTGTTTGTTTGAACCCTGCCCACATTATCCGCGAATGTTTGACAAATGGCCTTTGGGGTATGGGTTACACCGACGGCGATATTGACGACGTTTCTTTTCAAGCCGCAGCCGACACGCTTTACGCCGAAGGCTTGGGAATGTCGCTGTTTTGGGATACGCAAACCGAAATCGGCGATTTTACGAAGTTGGTTCAAAAGCATATCGACGCAGTAACGACCGTAAATCGGCGAACGGGCAAGTTTCAAATCAAGCTTATTCGCGCCGATTACGACGTTGGCGATTTGCTTGTTTTGGACAAGTCAAACATTGTCAAGATTGACGACTTCAAGCGCCCTTCGTTCGGTGAACTTTGCAATTCGGTAACGGTCAATTATTGGGATTTCACAACCGGGCAAACTTCAAGCTTGACGATTTCCGACATTGCCCTTGCACAATCGCAGGGCGGGGAAATCAATACGAAAGTCGATTACGAAGGTTTTGTTGACGCCGAAACCGCGTCGAAAGTCGCGCAACGCGATTTGAAGTCGCTTTCAACCCCGCTTGCAACTTGCACAATTTACGCTTCGAAGGTCGCCCGAAACTTGAATATCGGCGACGTTTTCAAGTTGACTTGGCCCGATTACGGAATTGGCGAAATGGTCATGCGCGTTACTGGCATGGCTTACGGCAACGGCAAAACGAAAATGGTTCGTATCAGTTGCACCCAAGACGCTTTCGGTTATCCGACCGAAGCTTATATTCAACAGCCGGGTTCGGGTTGGGTCAATCCCAACGGCCCGCCGACCGAACCCGACGGTCATGTTGCCTTTGAAATGCCTTATTTCGAAATGGTTCAACGGCAAGGTCAAGCGGTCGTCAACGCGGCTTTGGCGGTCAATCCCGAAATCGGTTACGCCATGGGCGCAGCGGGTCGCCCGCTTACGACCGCAGCCATTAACGCCGAATTCCAAACCGACAACGGCGCGGGTTATGTTCGGCGGGGCGAATTGGATTTTGCGCCCGTTGCAACCCTTGTCGCAGACATTGACCAATTCGTTGATACGTTCGACATTACCGACGTTTCAAACCTGTCGGGAATTGCCCTGAATACATGGGTTCAAATCGGGCCGGAACTTATGGGCGTCGTTGCCGTGTCGTCGTCTTCGATTACGGTAAAGCGGGGCGTTCTTGACACCAACCCGGCGAAGCATCTTGCCGACGACCGCCTTTATTTTTGGGATGAATACGGCGCAGCCGACCCGACCGAATACGTTGACGGCGAAAGCATTTCGGTCAAAATCTTGCCAGTGTCGGGAAGCGGTGTTTACCCCTTGGCAAGCGCGACCGCCGACGTTGTTGATATTGTGGGCAGGGGCGCAAAGCCTTATCCGCCTGCAAATATCGCTTACAATGGGCTTCAATTCCCGACGTTGCCAAGCTTCGGCGACGACATTATTATAACTTGGAATTCGCGCAACCGATTGACCCAAACGGGGGGTTCGCTTGTCGGTTGGTTCGACGGCGACGTTACGGTTGAACCGGGCGTTGAATACGAAGTTCGGGTTTACGATAAAGACAACGTTCTTGCGTTGACTTACACGGGCATAACCGCGACGACTTACACTTTGCTTGACGACGACGTTAGCGATTACGAACCGTTTATTTACGTCGAAGTTCTTGCGTATCGCGGAACGAATTACAGCTTTCAAACCATTCGGCAAAAGCTTAAAGTCGTTCCGACCGAACAAACCGAAACCGGGTTGCCCATGCAAACCGAAGACACAAAACGACTAAGGCTTGAAGGGTAAACCCATGAAAATTTCGCAGCTTCTTCTAACCTTCCCCGCAGCCCCGCTTGACGGTTCCGAAGGGTTCCACGTCAAGCAAGGTTCCGACAGCGCCGGGGCGACCGTCGAACAAGTCGCCGACTACACCCTAAGCCGCGACGCCGACATTGTTGCAGCCGTCAACGCGGCCCTTGGCGGCACGGGTTGGCAAGGCGGGGGCGGTGCAACAGCCTTCACGGGTCTAAGCGACGTGCCGGGGGCTTACACGGGCGCAGGGGGGCAAGGCGTAAGGGTCAACGCAGGCGCGACGGCCCTTGAATTCTATACCCTGCCCACAATCACGGGTTCGAACACGGGCGACCAAACAACCATTGTCGGGATTACGGGAAGCCTTGCGGAATTCAACGCGGCTTTGACCGGGGCAGATTTCGCGACAGGGGGCGGCACGGTTACGGGCGCAAGTTCGGGAACCAACACGGGCGACCAAACGTCGATTGTTGGCATTACGGGAACGCTTGCCGAATTCAACGCAGCCTTGACAGGCGCGGATTTCGCGACGGGCGGGGGAACTGCAACGGGAACCAATACGGGCGACCAATTGGTTTTTAAGACGATTTCGGTTGCGGGTCAAAGCGACGTTGTTGCCGACGGCACGACCGACACGCTTACGCTTGTCGCGGGTTCGGGCATTACGATAACGACCGACCCGACGACCGACGCGATTACGATTACGGGCGCAGCCGGGGCGACCGCCTTTACAGGTCTTTCCGACGTGCCGTCGGCTTACACCGGGGCGGGGTTGAAACCCGTTCGCGTTAATTCGGGCGCGACCGCGCTTGAATTCGGCACAATTTACCCGCCCGACGTTATGGCCCTTTCCGACGAAACTTCGAACTTGACGACCGGGCAAAAGTTGGCGTTCCGCGTCGTTGGGGCGCGAACCCTTACGTCAATTCGTCTTTCGGTCGGAACGGCCCCGACGGGTTCGACCGTGATTGTTGACGTGAAGACGAACGGAACGACTATTTTTACAACGAAACTTTCAATTGACGCTTCGGAAAAGACAAGCGTTACGGCTGCGTCGGCTTTCGCTTTCACGGGAACCCCGACGTTTGCCGACGACGACGAAGTAACTTGCCACATTGACCAAATCGGTTCGACGGTCGCAGGCGCGGGCGCTAAAATCGCCTTTATTTGGGGTTAATCATGGCGGGGCTTTTGAATTCCTATAAGTTGGCGGCTGCGGTTGCGGGGCTTGTTTATGTCGGCGGTCATACGTTCGACCAATCGTCGCAGGGCGCAGGAAATGCAACCCTGTCGCTTTCGGGCGTATTGACGGGCGGAATTGCGTCGTCGCCTCAAGCGGGCGATTTCTGCATTATTTCTTATTCGCAAGCGGGAACCGCCGACCGAACCAACAGGGCGATTTCAAACGCCGTCGGCGCTTTTACTTCGCTTATGACCCAATACGTTAACGCGACAAACGACACGTCGATAACGATTAAATATAAGTTCCTTGAAAGCCCAATTGATTACAATATTATTATTGGAACGCCAAGTTCGACAGGCAACGGCGTTTCGGTATTGGTCGAAGTCTTTAGGGGTGTCAACACGACAACCCCGTTCGACGTTGCCCATGTAATCGCAAGCGCGACGACGACAGGGCGACCAAATCCGGCGTCAATAACGCCTATAACTGCGGGGGCGCTTATCGGCGTCTTCGGCGCGGGTTCTTGGGGGGCGTCAATAAGTTCGGCGTTGACAAGTTCCGACTTCGACTTGTTTACGTCAACGCCGTTTTCGGCGGCGCAGCGTTCCCATGCAAACGCCTTCGGGCTAAAGGCTTGGTCGTCGGGGGCGTTCGACGCGGCGCAGTTCGGGGGCGGCAACGCGGGCGGAACCGATACGTCAATTTCGGTCGCGTTCGCCCTGCGGCCCGCCTAAATCAATCGGGCGGTTTCCGATTTGGTGACGCAAGCAATGTCAACCAAAATGTCGGTCGCTTCTTTGATGTAATGCCCGTAATTCAGGTCGTTCGGGAACGCTTCGGGTAAATCCATAATGGGTTTAGCCCCTAGCGTCTTCGGAACCTTATTGCCCGACCCGACGTAATGTATCGCCGTAAATTCGCCTTCGGCGTAATACCAACGAACGACTTTCCCCAAGTAAACCCCGTCTTTATGACCCCCGCCTTTAACGGTTCGAACTGCGACGAACTTGCGAATGTCTTTGCAGTCTTCGATTGTCTTTTTAAGCGGAACGCCTTTCGTAATGTAAGCTTCGACCGCTTCGATAAGAATGGTCGTTTCGGGGTTCTTATGGAACCGGAAAATTTCAAGCTTCGGGTCGGCCCATGGGTTTGAATAAGCGCCCTTCGTTTTAACGCCGTCGGCTTCGGGCAACCAAGCTTTTGTTTTCTTGTCTTGTTTTTGCTTGACTGCGTAATAATTGTTAACGTCACGCGAATAAACGGCAAGGTAACGGGTTTCTTCGGTCTTGAAGTTCGTTACGGCTTCCCATTCTTTAATCAGGGCGTCACGCAAGGCAAGCTTCGCGGTCGGGCATTTTACAACAATGCCGTCGGTGTTGGCGGAAATTACGGGAATGCCGTTCAATTCGAACAATTCAATAAGCATCATAAGCGAAAATTGGCCCGAAATCGTTACTTGAAGCAACAGGTCGGGCGCGTAAAGAATTGAATACTTCGACCCAAGCTTTCCGAACGAACCGTTAATTGTAATTTTCAAACTGTCGGCGACGACTTTGTTGCCGCTTCGCTTGGCTTCAACCCGACGGTTAACAATGCGTTCGTAAACCTTCAAGAACGCTTCGCCCAAGTGTTTAGGGTAAAGCCCTTGATTTAGAATAATGCGGGGGTAAAAGCTTTCAACGTCATGGTCGCTTATAATAGTGTTCGCGTCGGCGACATGCGATACGGTCTTTTCGGTCGAATGCAGCCCGCCCATTCCCATTTTGTAAACGGAACCGCCCAACGGGCATTTAAGAACCCATTTGATTTCCCCGCCTTTGGTCTTTTCAGGTTCGCCCAATCCTTCGGGCCAAAGCGGTTCCCCTGAATTCGACACGGTAAACAACGCAGCCTTGACCCGTTCGAACGCCGATTGAAAGGCGGGGGTTCGAAACGCCATGTAATCGGGGGCGATATAACGAAACTGCGTTCCCGCCTGAATTGTGGGCTTGCGGGGGTATTGCCCCGAAATCTTGGCGATTTCCTTACCAATGACCGCTTCGGCAACTTGGGCGTCAGATTTCGACCGAAGGTCAATGTCATATTCGACCGACATTTGTTCGCGAAGCGTCAATTGTTCGCGCAATTCGTAAGCCATAAGCGCGGTAATATCTAGGTCGTTGACGCAATAGTTTTTGACGTATTGGGCTTCGTCATATGTTAGAACGGCGTCATGGGGAAACGGCAAGTCTTGCATTCGCTGGCAATGCAGCCGCCCGCCGTAAGTCTTCAACGACGCCGACAGGGGCGCAACTTCGATAAGGTCAACGTGATTGACGTTCGGAACGTTGATTTTATATTTGCGTTCAATGTCGAAGCCGCGAAGTTCGTTGTAAATAATGTCGTTCGACATGGCTTTAAGATCGGCGTTATTCATGCCGTTTAACGCTGCAAGCAAAATGTAAATGTCGAACGACCGCGAATTGAAGCCGACCAACAGAAACCGCCAAAGAAGAAACCGCAGCTTTGCGGCATTTAGCGGAACCGACGGCGACAATTCGAAGTCGATAACCTTGCCCGTCATTACGTCTTTGAAGGCGACGTAAAAGAAGTTAATATAAACTTCGGCGTCGTAAACGAAGACACGCCCCGCAGGCGTCGCTTGAAGTTCGGCGTCGGTCATGTAATCGACCGGGCGAAGGGTCATATTTTTGCGTTCAAGGTCGGCGCTTGAACTGCGCCGACCCTTTGGCATAACGAAGCCTTCTTTGTCGATATTCATTCGGGAACCTTAGAACGGAATTTCGTCGTCGCTTGCGTATTTGTTGACCTTGATAAACGAATAAGCCGAACCAAGCGCCGACGTGTCGCGTTGTTCTTGCGCGAAGCCGGGGTTTGACCAATCGTCGGCGGTTTGGAAAGCGGGCGGGGGTTCGGTTGCGGTTTCGGTTTCTGCAACGTAAAGCTTTTCGGTCGGTCGCGCAAGCCCCGCGATTGCGCCCCTTACCCTGTCGCCGACGAACCGCAGCATATCTTGACCGCCGTTTTCGGTGAATTCGACCTTCGTAATCAGGGCTTGAAAGAACAACAACAGCTTCGCCGAATATCCCACATTGTCAGGCAACCCGGCCAACTGATAGGTCGAAGCGATTTCTTCGTTGACCGCCGACACAAGCCGACCTTGCCGAAAGTAAATCTTGCCTTCTTCGGTAAACGGCGCAATCGCGGCGACGGCTGCAAAGAAGGCTTCGGGAAGCGTCCAGTAATCAGAACCTTCGATAACCGAAACGTAATTCGGGAACCGTTCGGAAAACAGTTGCGTCTTGATAAACGACCCGTCTTCGAACCAAAACGTCGCCGAATTGGGCGAATAACCGAAGCCCGCAAGCTTCTTCGTTGCCTTCGCGATTGCAAGCGCCGACGCCTTCGGCATAAGCAAGCCGGGGGGAAGGTCAATGCCGTGCCATGCTTCGACAATTGAAACGCCGTTCGTTGCGACCGCAGTATTCGCTTGCAACAGAACCGCAGCGTATTCGGCGCGGGGCGACCCTTCAATTGCAATCTTGGCGCAGATTTCAAGCGCCCGCTTCAAGTCGTCGGTTACGACGGCAATTGACGGGTCGGGCGGGGTAATGGGAACCGCCGACATGGGAACGCAAGGAACCATTGCCCGAAACAGCCCCGACGAAACCGACAGGTATTCGGGCGAAAGCTGCGTAATCGACACTTCGCCCGACACGTTCGACAGGGCGTCAAGCAACGTCAAGGTTTGTGGGCAAGCCTGCAAATCTTCTTCAATCGGCGTTGCGACCGTCAACACGCCGTTTGACGCTGCGACGTAATGCCCGACAATGTTGCAAAACATTTGTTCAACCGCGCCTTGCCGCGCTTGGCAAACGGCAACAAACTTCAACGCATTGGCGAAGCCAAGCGTCGGGTTAGGGGCTTCGCTTTTCTTGGCTGCGGCCCTTTTGCGGGGCGTCTTCTTTGGTGGTTCTGTCGCGGTTACGACTTCGACCGGGGGCGTTTGAATTTCCATGGTTCGACCTTTCTGTTACCATTCCGCCGAAAGAACTTCGGGGTATTTCTTATTGACCCAAACCCGAATTCGCGACGGAACCCGCAATTCGGAAACCCGTTGAAGGGCTGCGTAAGTCGTCAACGGGGGTTCTTCGTAATGGCGTTGTCGCCACCAATCCCGCGCCCGCTTACCGACAAGCCCGCCGTGTTCTAACATGACCCATTCGTTGAACATTTGCAAGTTCGTAAAATACGACACTTTAATTGACGGCGGCGAAATCAATTGCCCGTCGTTGCCTTTCTTTTCGTGCAAGTTGTAAATTACTTTCTTAACGTCGAAGTATTCAACAACGGGCAAATCGGAACGCAACAAATCTTCATTGCCTGCGGTTTCAAACAACTTATTTTCAAAGCTGAATTCGGTTCCGCAGTTAATGCAGTTTCGGGCCGAAGCGTGATTGTAAACCCCGCAAACGCTGCAAATCCGAACCGGGGCGTCGCCTGTCTTTTGACCGGGCTTCCCCGGAATTTTCGGGTCATTGATCGGGCCAAGCCGAACGGTATTGCCTGCGAAGTCAAGAACAAGGCAATTGCGCTTGCCAGTGTCGGGCGACGGTCGGGTTCCGCGCCCAAGCATTTGAACCCACAACCCCGGCGACATGGTAGGGCGCAACATTCCGATAAGGTCAATCGGGGGGTGGTCGAAGCCCGTTGTCAATTTGTTGTTGTTCACTAGGCAACGGATTTCGCCCCGCTTGAACGCTTCAATTCGAAGCCTGTTTTCGTTGTCGCTTAGTCCAGAATGCGACGCAGCCGCGACGACCCCGAAGCTTTGCAGCATTGCGGCGACGTGTTCGGCGTTCTTAATGCCTGCGGCGAAGACCAACCAACTTTGACGGTCGTAACCGTATTCAACCAATTCTTTGACGGCTGCGTAAGTCGTTTCGTCTTTGTCAACTGCGGCTTCAAGTTGGGCTTTGTTGTATTCCCCGCCGACCATTCCGACGTTCGAAATGTCGATTTGTGTAAGGGTTCGTTTCGGGATTAGCGGCGACATATAGCCTTCGGCGATTAAGCGGTTGAAACTTTCAATCGTTGTCAGGTCGTAACAAATGTCGGTGAAAATCCCGCCGTCGGTCAACATTCCCTGTTTAAGACGGTAAGGCGTCGCCGTGAAGCCAATTACTTTCAAGTAAGGGTTAATCTTCAACAGTTCCGACAGAATATATTGATAAAGCCCTTCGTCGTTCGGGCTTAACAAATGGCATTCGTCAATCAAAACCAAGTCGCGAAAGCCGAAGTGTTTTGCGTGAAGCGGGCGACCGTCGGGCGCAAGCAACGACTTTTTAATTGACGGCGCGACCGATTGAACCCCGCCGAAGATTAGCGGGTTGACTGTTGCCCTACTTTTCAAACCCGCCGAATGAATACCAATTGGCGCAGCTTCCCAAACGCTTTGCATTCGTTCGGCGTTTTGTTCGATTAGTTCTTTGACATGGGTTAGCATCATAAGCCGTTGACCCGGCCATTGCATTAAAACCCGTTTAATGAAGTTGGCAATTACGACCGACTTGCCCGTTCCCGTCGGCATTGCGACGACCGGGTTGCCAGTTTTGCCGCGCTGAAAATAATCGAAAATCGAAAATTCAGCTTCGTCTTGATACCAACGGGAACCGAACGGGTTAGACATTTGAAGTTATCGACCGCCATTCGTTGCAACCCTGCGGAACGAAGTCGCGGGGAATGATTTGGTCAACCTTACCGCAAACCCATTCCCCGCCTTCGACGGGTCGGGCGAACTTGCAGCTTCGGCAATTCTTCGGGGGCGTCTTGCCGTTATGGCATTCGTCAAACGCGGGGCAGAACTTGCATTGAAAGAACGTCGGGTTGTCAGATATGCGGGCGGGGGCGGTTTGCGACGTTATAACTTGTTCGGCTTTCCAACGCATTTGCGCGCCTAGCTTATGGTCAAGCTTCACAATTTCAACGTGTAAGTCGTCGTCGTTTTTGTTGACCGCGTTATAAAGCGCGAAGTCAAGGTTATATTCGGGCGCTGCGCCATACGTTGACATTTGGGCAAAGTGTTGCAGGTTCGAAACGACAACGCCTTTTTCGACAAGCTTGTTAAAGCCTGCGCCCGTTCCCTTCGTCTTGAATTCCAAAAGGAACGGCTTTCGGCCCAAGCGATACCGCGCCGGGGGAATGCCTATGCCGTCAAGCGACCCGCCAAAATGACCGCCGACCGCAGAAATCCGAAACTGCGGAAACGTGCCGTCGGGTTTTGTGGGCTTCGACGTGTCGAATTCGTGAATTTCCCAACCAATGCCCCGCAGATATTCGACAAAGCGGAATTCTTCTAAATGACCCCGTTGAAACAGGCGTTGCATTCGCGCATGGTTCTTCTTTTTTTCGCGGGGCGTTGCGCCGTTGTAATCTTCAAGGAACGCCCAACGGAACGAAAGCCAAAGATACTTTTTGCATTCATGCCCGATCATTGACCCGCCCAAATGCCAACGAAAACCGTCGTCATAAGTTTTAATGCAATAATCGTCAATGTCTTCTTTGATACGGTCAACGACCGCCAAAGCAACACCGGGGGCGTCAACGCTTAGGTCGGGCTTTTCGTTCGGCAATGGCGCGACCTGCGCCCCGGTTTTCGCGAAGGTTTCGTTTGGTTCGTTGGTCATTTTTCTTTTCTTTCCGCTTCAACAGGGCTTCGCGATTTTCGGCAAGATATTCGTTTGATAGCCTGATAACGTCACGAAGTTGCGCTTCGGTCAACTGCGAAATGTGGCAAGCGTCTTCGGTAACGCCAAGCGCGACCGAAAGCCAAACGTAAGCCTTAAATCGCGTCAAAAGCTTTTCTTGCCAAATCGGGTCAAATGCCGAATGGGCGTCAAGCCGAAGCTTACGAACGCGACGGTTCGCCATGTAACCAAAAGGTCGGTTTGTGTTAGGGTGACAACCGACCGAAGCCCCGCAGGCGGCGCAAGCCCAAATAAACGGCCAAGGTAACGACGGTTCTTCAAGTTTGGTCAACGATATATTCGCCGACCCGCAGTTGTGGCATTCTGTCGGCGGGTCAAACCCGCCCGGTTCCGACGACGACATTCCGGTTCCTTCCTTGTGATCGGGGCAGGGTTGACCCCTGCCCCTTCGTTGCCCCGTTCGGCCCGGTTAACGGGGTTGACCCCAAGCGGGCGCTGCGCCCTGACCCTGCGGTTGCTGTTGGCCCCAAGCGGGTTGACCGCCTGCGGGCGCTTGACCCTGCGGGGGCTGTTGCTGTTGCTGCGGGGGCGTGAAGCCCTGCGGCGCTTGCCCTGCGGGCGGTTGGCCCCATGCCGCGCCCTGCGGGGGTTGTTGGCCTTGCTGCGGCTGTTGCCCCTGCGGGGGTTGACCCCAAGCGGCCCCGCCCTGCGGCTGTTGCCCCTGTTGTGCGGGCGGTTGGCCCCAAGCTGCGGCTGCGGCTTGCCCTGCGGGCGGTTGCCCCGGCTGTTGCCCTTGCGGCTGTTGCGCGAAGCCCTGCGGCTGTTGCGGCGCTGCGCCCGACCCCGCTTTGCCGGGTTCGTTGCCGTTCATATCCATGACTTTTTTGACTTCGGTATATTGCGGGTCGTTCTTTTGCGGCCCAACGTCGATAACGAACGGCATGTTGTGCAACTGCGAACTGTCTTGCAGCATGAAGACGCCGACGCAATGACCAACGGCGGAAAGTTGGCGGTGCGCGATTTCTGCGGCTTGGGCGCTTGAACTGTAAAGGTTCAACCGCCAAGCGCCGACTTGGCCTTTCTGCGGCCCGTCAATGATTGTCAAATCAAGTTGCAGATAACCGCCGTCGTTCGCTTTCGTCGCTTTGATTTCCGACGACGAAATGACGACAGGGTGACGGCCAATCGGCAAGCCGCCAACGCCTTGCGTCGGGTCGAAGTTGTTCAAGTTGATAGGCTGGATAAATTGGGCCATTTGGTCTTTCCTAAGTTATGCCATGACTTTCGCGAACAACGCGGAAAGGTCGGGCGGTTCAAGTTCGGCAAGCTTGCCGCTTCTATCCCGTGCCATAATGTCGAACGCTTCGGCGGTTCGAATTCCGACAACAGGTTTCCCCATACCGGGCAAGTTCACTTGCCCCAAATGAAGAATTTCGTCGTAAAGATGTGGAACCTTTACGTTCAAATCTTGACCGGGGAAATACGGCTTTCGACGCATAACCCCGCCTTCGTCAACGACGGTTTGTTTCGCAATCAAGTAAACGTGTTTGTTGGGCAGGAAGTAAAGCCCGTTAAAGTAATCCATGCAACGACGCGACATTTCGCCGTAAGCCTTGCGACCGTCTTTGTTGCGTTTCAATTCCTGCGTCAAAATGATTTCGGCGACTTGGCTTGCGCTATCGAACGCAACCGTGTCGAAGTTCCGCGCTTCGGGGCTGCGGAAAATCCAATCAAAGAATTCTTCGATACGTTCGGGCGTGTAAGCTTCGAACGCGGGAATGTTCGTCGCCTGTCGCATTGACAACATGCCGGGTTCAACGACGCAAAGAACGGGTCGGGGCGCGGTCATAATCAACGGCGTCTTGCCCGACCCCGGCCCGCCATACATGACCGTTTTGACGCCGAACTTACGGGCAAGCGTCGAAGCGGGTTGAAGGTCGCGCATTTGCATGTTGTGGGCTTTCGGAAAAAGGTTCGCCCGCCTGCGACCTGCAAGCGGGCATTGAAGCCTTACGACTTCGGGGCGACAACTTCAAGCGTCGGTGCGCCGTCGGTCGTGACAATCACGGCGTCGATAAGCTTTTTGTATTTGTCGTCAAGTTTGTTGTATTCGGAAACCGAAAGCGTCGGCGACCACGAAACCAAACGTTCGGCAATGAACGCCCCTTCGTTGCCAGTCGCTTCGATTGCGTCAAGCGCGGTTTCAATCGCGTCGGCGTCAACCTTGTCGTCTTTCTTGATCCAGCCATAATTGATTTTCTTGACGGCTTTGATTTTCCAGCCGTTGCCAAGGTCAACGTTTTCCGTTCCTTTGGTCTTTTCCGGGTCGAACGTGAAGGCGACGACGGCTTTGCGAAGCGTCATTTCGGCGTCTTTGGCGACTTCAAGCGTTTTCTTTTGCGCTTCCCATGCCATAATCAGGCGGTCGCGTTCGGCGTTAAATTGGGCGTCGGTGTATTCAACAACTTCGCCTGTCGTCGGGTTCGTAACGGTTTTCATTTCGGCAATCCTTCGTTTGCGGTTTCGGTGTATGCAATCTAGGTTCGACCCGACCCCTTGTCAACAGGAATTTTGCGGCTTGACCGCAGAATAATGCGGCTTTAGAAAAGGGGCGAAGCAACCGAAACCCCGAACAACATGTTGTGTCAATGTCAATTCTTATCGCTAGAACTAGGGAATTGCTGGCAAATCGCCCGCGACCCTTGACCTATGCCCACATAGCAGGCGACACCGGGTTAACCGTTCGTTGGCTTGAAGCTTTCGCAGGCGGCAAAATGGACGACCCAAGTTGCGCCAAGGTCGAAACGCTTTACGAAGTTCTTGCCGGAAAGAAGCTTGATGTTTGACCAAATCCAGAACGTTCCCGCCGAACTAAAGCTTTACCGTCAATGGGTTGTTTGGCGTTACGAAGACACGGCGAACGGAAAGCCGACGAAGGTTCCTTACAGCCCGATTTCGGGGAAGCTTGCCAAGGTCAACGACCCGCAAACTTGGTCGTCGTTTGAAGAAGCCCTTCAAGCCATGGCGACAGGTTGGTATAACGGCGTCGGCTTCGTCTTGACTTCGGGCGACCCCTTCACGTTCATTGACCTTGACAACCCCGAAGGCGACGAAGCGGTTTATCAACGTCAAATGCAGATTTACCGCGACGTTGGCGGTTACGCCGAACGGTCGCCGTCGGGGAACGGGCTTCATATCATTTGCAGGGGTTCGGTTCCGTCGGGTCGTCGTCGGGGCAAAATCGAAGTGTATTCCGAAAACCGTTATATGACCATGACGGGCAACGTTTACCGCGAAGGCTTGATTGAAGACCATTCCGACCAAGTGACGGCGCTTTATAACCTGCTAGGTCATGGCGCAGTCGCGGCGACCGTTTACGCAGGGCTTGCCGAAGCCAAGGAAAGCGACGAAGCGATTTACAACAAAGCAATGTCGGCGGCGAACGGCGACAAGTTCGTTTCGTTGTTTCGGGGCGAATGGCAAGGCGCTTATTCGTCGCAGTCCGAAGCCGACTTTGCCCTTGTCGATATTATCGCGTTTTATACGCAGAACCGGGCGCAGATTGCCCGAATGTTCGGAATGTCGGGGCTAGGCCAACGCGAAAAAGCGAAGCGGGTTGATTACGTCGCTTACATGTTGAACAAATGCTTTGACCGAATGCTTCCCCCGATTGATATTGCAGGGCTGCAAAACCAACTTGAAGCGGCGCAAATGAAGTCGTCGCAAGCTGCGACCGTAACCGCAGCCGAAGTCGGCTTTGCAACGCCTGTCGCGACGATTTCCGACATGACGACCCCGCTTGACATTTACAGTTTACCGCCCGGTTTGGTCGGGGAAATCGCCGAATTCATTTACGCCCAAGCCCCGCGCCCGGTTCGCGAAATCGCCCTTGCCGGGGCGTTGGGGCTTATGGCGGGAATTGTGGGCAGGGCTTACAACGTGTCGGGAACCGGGTTGAACCAATACGTTTTGCTTTTGGCCCCGACAGGAACGGGCAAAGAAGCAATCGCAAGCGGCATTGACAAGATAATGAACGCGGTTTTGAAGACGGTTCCAAGTTCGGCGGATTACATTGGCCCCGGCGAAATCGCGTCGCCCCAAGCCCTTGTTAAATACATGGCGCGGGGGCAAACGTCGTTCGTATCAATGGTCGGCGAATTCGGCATATACTTGCAACAAATGGCTGCGGTCAATGCGGCCCCGCATTTAATGGGGCTGCGTCGAATGATTTTGGACCTTTACAATAAGTCGGGTCAAGGCAAGGTTTTGCGACCGTCGATTTACAGCGACAAAGAAAAGAATACAGCCGCCGTTTTGTCGCCTGCGTTTACAATCTTGGGCGAAAGCACGCCCGAAAAGTTTTACGAAGCGTTACACGAAGGCATGATTACCGAAGGTTTGGTTCCGCGCTTTACCCTTATCGAATACGCAGGGAAGCGACCGCCGTTGAACCGGGGGCATTCGACCGCCCGACCGTCTTACGAACTAATCGACAAGCTTGCGACCCTATGCGCGAACGTCGCGACGCTTAACAGTCAAAACGTTGTTTGCCATGTTGACGCCGAACCCGCAGCCGACCAACTGTTGAACGAATTCGACAACTTCGCAACGTATCAAATCAACGAAAGTTCCCGCGACGTTCAAAAACAGCTTTGGACGCGGGCGCATATGAAGGCGTTGAAGTTGGCGGGTTCAATCGCGGTCGGCGAAAACCCTTACCGCCCTGTAATAACGTTAGCGGTCGCGCATTGGGCGATTGCCCTAGTTTCCGCCGACGTTCGCAACTTCCTGTTGAAGTTCGAAACGGGCGACGTTGGCGTTGACAACGACGAAAATAAGCAAATCGCCAAGGTTATCGAATACACGCGGGATTTCGTGTTGAAGCCATGGCCCGAAGTCGCGAAATACGCAGGCGACGGCGCGGGCGTTCTGCATTCAAACAAGGTCATTCCTTACAGTTACATTCAACGCCGTTGCGCTGCGGTTGCGGTGTTTAGAAAAGACCGACAGGGGGCAACGACCGCGATAAAGCGGGCGATTAAGACGCTATGCGAACGCGGCGACCTTGCCGAAGTGTCGCGCCCGAAAATGGCGACCGAATACGGAACGTCGGCGGTTGCTTACATGATACAACACCCCGGCGTGTTCGGCTTTTGATTGAAGTAAAGCCGAAATAATTGCCGAACCCCCTTGACCTTCCTTTGTCGAAGCCTTAGATTGAATGCAACGACAACGCAGCCAAGGAACCGCCGACATGAAAACCGCTTTTGAAACCGAAGTTTGCAGCCGTTGCAACGGAACGGGTCGCCATTCCTTCAACGGCGAACATTCGATTTGCTATAAATGCGACGGCAAGAACGACGGCAAAGCGTTGACTAAACGGGGCGCAGCCGCAAAAGCTTACTATCTGGCAAAGTTCCAAGTCGCGGCTTCGACCGTCGTTGTCGGCGACCTGATTTCGATTGACGCGACCAAGCTGCGGGTCAAGTCGATTGAAGTAAAACCGCAAACCATGAAAATCAACGGCAAGCCCGTCGAAGGCAACGCAATAACGTTCTTCGCCGAAACCCATTCAATCCAAGTCGGCGAATGTTCGACCGTTCGTCGCTTCCCTTCGACCGAAGAAAACGAAGCGGCGATTGCCGACGCCCTTGCCTATCAGGCGACCTTGACCAAAGCCGGAACGGTTAGGGCGCGGTAAGCGCCTTAACTTTGCCACAATCGAAGCCCACATTCAACGAAACGAAAGGAACTGCTATGTCAACCGAAATGACCGCATTGATTGCCGCAATCGTCTTGGGCGGCTTGTTCGCCTTCGGCTTCGTTGGGGGCGAAACCAACCGCTTCGCGGGTCATATGTTCGACCCGGCTTACAACAACTTTACCGCTAAGTTTATCAAGCCTTGAAAGGGCCGACCATGACCGACAAAACCGACAACCCGCTTACGACAGCCGAATACGTTGAAAGCCTTGAACTGCGGCTTGAAGCCTTTGACAAAAGGCTTGCAAACCTGTCGCAGTTGTTCAACGAAGCGTTGACCGCTATTCAGGAAGATTTCGCCAAAGCCGACGCCCGCTTGTCGAAGGTCGAAAACAACGTTGAAGCAATCCTTCGCGCCGTCGCCAAGAACGCCCCCGCAGCCGACCCCGCGTTTCCCGTGCCATTGGTTCAACAGTTCGGCGCAGCCCTTGCAGCGACCGCCGAAGGCATGTTTGACGGCGTGTTTGACGGCGTGTTTGAAGGCTTCGGGGAAGTTGCACCGCCGACCCTATCGGAACCGGGCGACTTCGAACAACAGGCGAACCGCGCCGACCGCCCGAAGGTTCGGTTGTTTACGGGCGTTACGACCAAAGAACAAGCCGCAGCAATGGCGAAGATTATGCAAGACCGTTGGCACGGCTTGACCGACCGCGAACAATTCGAAGCCCTTGGCAACCCGCCGTCGCTTCATTCGCTGTTGCAAGACGTTGCCAAGGAAACGAACCGCGCCCGTTCGAAATACCCCGGCGAAAACGCGAACGTCGGCGTGTTGCTTGAATATGTGGGCAAGCTTTCGGCTGCAACGCTGCGGTCGCCCCGTGCCGAAGTTCAACGTCGGGCAATCCAAGTTGCGGCAATGGCGCTGCGGGTTATCCTTGACGGCGACACGACGCTTGACGCATGGCGCGACCGCTTCGAAGTTGAACCGTTGAAGAAATAGCCAAAAACTATTTTCGAAATTCTGCATTGAAGGGGTTGACGTTTAGGGCGTTGACCCCTATCTTCTTTATAACGAAGACGCCAACCGAAGGAACCGCCGAAATGATACTTGCCGCAAAGACCGCTTACCGTGCCGCTTTCCGCGCCTATGCGACCGCCAACGGCAACGACCAAGCCGCGATTGACAAAGCGTCGCAAGACCTTGCCGACCGTCGCGGCGACGTTCTTGACGCGATTTTGAAGACCTTGACCGACGAAGCAACCGCCCAACAATCTTTTGACCTGTAAGGAACCGCAGCCATGCAACACCGCATTGAAACCAACATTGACGTAACGAACGCCGAAGAAGTGAAGCGTTGCCTTTCGTCGGTTTGCCGTCGTATTGGCGCGACCGATTACGAAGCCGCAGTTGACGTTGACGACAACTTTTCCGATAAGTTGGTTGTCGTTGTCAAAGGCAACGGGGCGACCCTTCGCGACGTTGCTTACGCCCTTGACTTGTTCGGCGCTTTGAACTGAAAACCCCGAAAGGATTGCCCACAATGAAAACCGTTCATATCAACCCGACGAACAACACGGTCAACGCCGTAACCCATACCGACGCGACTTTTCACGTTTACCCCGACGGTTCGTTTGACCTTGATATGAACGTCAACGGCGAAGTCGTGTTTTTCCGTTTCAACAGCAAGGTCGGGGCTAAAGACATTGCCGAACTTCACGCCGTCTTGTTCGCGACGACGCCCGAAGAAAGGGGGGCGTAATGACCAAGCTTTGCGCCCAAAACCCCGTTCAACCTGAATTCACGCTTTGCGGCGACGCCTTCGACATTGTGTCAACCGAAGCGCCCGACGAAGACATTGAACCGTTCGACTTTGCCGTTGGTCGGGGCGACAAGGTAACTTGTGAACATTGCCTTCGGGCAATCGCGTTCATTTATGAAATCTATACACCGAAAGGCAAAGTGAAATGACCGCGAACCCAATGGTCAAATGGTTGTCGGCAATCGTCGCGCAAATCGCCGAAGACGAAGGGCTTGACCTAAACCAAGTCAACTATCGGCAAATCATGGCGTTCGTTGAACGACCCGCCGAACCGAAGAAGACGTTGCAACAGCTTCGCGACGAAGCCGCAGCCAACGCAGCCGCCGACCGCAGCCCCGCGCCCCGTTGGGCCAAGCCTGCGACGCCCGCAGCCGACCGCAAGGCGCTTGGGGAAGGGTCGCCCTTGCCATGGGCCAAGACAGGGCGCAGCGCCCCGGAAACAGCCCGCCTAGCCCATGGGAAGCCCCGCAGCCCTGCCCCTGCCCCTGTCGCCACCAATGACGCAGCCGCAGGCGTTCGCAAGACGCTTGGGCATGGTCGCAGCCCCGGCTTGCTTGGCATGGTCGAAGCCAAGATTGAACGGCACGAAAACCCGATTGAAATTGTCGGCAAGCCGTCGCGA